CTATGATCGGAGCGCCCTCGAACAGCGTTGCCGTGGTAGCCGCGAGAATCGGGGATCCCGTTTTCTCGAAAACCGCTTCCGCGGCCACATCCCCGGCGATTTTCGGGGCTGAAAGGACCTGGTTGATCCCCTGTCGGTACTTCTCCGAGCCCTCCGAGAGAATTGCCTTCCAGACAGGCCTCATGGGAGCGGCTTCCGCAACCGACTGATAGGCTCCCGGGATGAGCTCCGGTTTGCCGCTGATAACTGCGGCTGGCACCGTAAGGGCCGCGGCCCCTCCCGCCGCGAGTCCCTGGACAATGCCTTTCGAGAAGTCGACCGCCGAAGCCGCCGCGCCGGCAAACGCCGCTCCCGGGTCCTCGAGGGGCACCATGCCGAAGGCGTCCGGTTCCATGATCCCCCCCGGGGTGGTCGCCATCCCGGCTTTCTTCCCCGTGACGAGATCCCATACGTTCATCGCAGCTTCGCCGGCGCGGTCGGTGATCCCCGGAGGCTCCTTCTTTTTGACAGGCGGCCGGAAAGCCGCGAATTCCCCTGCTTCGGAAGAGGCTCCCACAGATGGAGGAAGGAATTCGGCGAATTCGCTCACTTAATAACTCCCATCTTTCGTGCCTTGTCGTTCATTTCCTTGATCTTGGCATTTTTCTCCGCATTACTCCACTCGGGATAGTTCCGGATTTCCTCGTACACCCGCAGATATTCCTCATACTTGGTTTCTGCCTTGGGCGCGGGGTGCTTTGCGTTCCAGTCGTCTCTCGCCTTCTGAACAGCCACGGCCGGCACCATTGTCCTTGAGTATCCCTGGGCCTTCCGCTTGACGAAATCGAATTCTTCACGCTGCTTGGGAGAAAGATGTTCCCGCACCTTGGCCTCGTTCGGCCCCCCGGTAGTCGGATCTTGCGTGTTGAGGGATTCCACCATCTGCCGCATTCGTTCTGATCCAGGAGGCGCCTTCTTTGAAATCTCATCTCTGGCGGCCGAGAGATATTGAGATACAAGTTCCTTATTGATGAGTGCGATCGCCGCGGTCTTCCCCGGACCGCTGTCGGTCCCTCCACCGGATCCCGGGCTCCGATGCCAGTCCTCAAGATCCTTCGCGGTTACTTTTCCTTTTTCACGTATTTTCTCTTCGTACCATTTTGTGAAGGCGTCCGGCTTGGTTTCCTTTTCCGGTTTAGCCATCGCTGTCAGACCGGCTTGCATTTTGTTGAACGTCCGCACGGTCATCTTCGGATCAACACCGTAATGCGCCGCGACAGCGGGATCGATCGGTACGTCGAGGACGGCGTTTTCCTTGGCCGTCGCCTTGCGCGCTTCGTTCCTGGATTCCGCCTCCATCTTCGCGGTTGCTGCTCGGTCCCTGTAGTATGACGCCCGTTCCTCCGCGGATGTCCGGCGATCCTCACGCGCCAGGGTATGCTCTTCGGCGGCCTGTTTCATCAATTCGTCTTTTCTCTTCGCATCGAGGGCCTTCTCGTACGCTCCCACCCCGGCAAGCCCCGCTTGGCCGAGGATTTCCATGTTGCTGTACGGCACTCGACGAGGGGGAGTTGCCATCATCGACAGCCCTGCAGTAAGGAGTCCCATCTTCGCGGGATCTTTCAACCCCTCCCCTACCCGGGAGAGTCCGGCATTGAATCGGTCGGTCAGCGAGGGGGTCGCTTCCGAGGGTGGGGCTACGACAGGAGGCACTTCCGGGGCCCCTGGTGTGGGCGCGATAGGTACTTGTGCCGAAAGCGAGGGGCCGATCGGGAACGTGGTGGGAGTTTCGATGATCGGGGCCTTGTATAATCCCGGCGCATACCTTTTCGCCCATTCCTGAAAGATGCTCGATGCCTGTGTCTCTGCCATGATCCCCTCCCCCTTATCCGAATAACCAGCCAGCGATCGCACCCACAACAAAACCAATTACCGCGCCATAAGGTCCCGCGGAAGATCCGGTCTCGGCCCCCGCAATCGCTCCACCGATAGCTCCACCGACGTACGCTCCGACCATTCCGAATCCTACCGCGGCCATCAATTTATTACTCGTTGGGTCGGTGGAGATCGTTGTCTGCTGGCTCCCCGTGAGCGCCCGAAGCATGTTCCCGAAAATCTCGAGGTTTGCCACGGCCATTTCTTGCTGCTCGATGAACAACTTATGGTTCAAGACGTAAGAATTTTGGAGGTATTCCCGGTTCACCAACCCCGCCTTGTGCAACGTCTCCGCGTCGATCACGGGATGCTTCCCCATCTCCACACCATAGGCCATAGCATGATCGCGGAACACCCGCTCCTTCGCGTAATTGTCGGCGTAGAGTGCCGCGCTGATCCGGGCGTTGAACGTGGCGGGATACCCCGCTGCCAGGGCTTGCGCAAGAAACGTCGAATCCGGATCCCCGACGTACCGCGCCTTTTTCCCGATCCTCGAGCTCACCGAGGCAAAGTCCGCCGTGGAATTCCCCGTAACGAGGGCCAGGGCGTCGATGAATTCCTGCTTTGTCCCAGCGAGCCTGTTCCCCTGAATCACATCAAGAATAAAAGCTGTCGCCTTTGAGATCACCGCATCGCCACCGGCGCCACGAACGGCTAGCGCAGCGATCCCATCGGCTTCGTTCTGCGTCTGGCTGGCCACGATCTGCCCTGTATAGGACACAAGCGCCGGCAGAGTCCAGAGATCGTACGCCCGCTGTGCGTATAGATTGACGTAATCTCGAGCCCACGACGGAACGGTAACGACGGTGTTGGTTGACATTCTATTGTCCGATCATTTCGGGATTTTGCCTGTCGAATCCCATCATCGCCGAGGAATACGCTTTCGTATAGGGGTTCATTGTGGTCCCTGAGTACATCGAAGAAAGAGCAAGCCCTGCGATCGCAAAGCCGGCGATCTGAGAGATAGTGGAAGGCTTGTAGTATTGCGTGGTCTGCGTCCTTGTGGTCGAAAGAATCGTCTTGATCGCATTCCCGGCGATATCGAGATTCCGAATCGGGAGGATCTGCACTTCGTTGTAGCGGTCCCAAGCGTCCTGCAGTGCCCCCTGAGCGTATTCCCTTTCGTACGCGCCGGCCTGCCGGAGCATTTCGCCGTCCCGGATACATTGGAGCCCGTACGGAGTCGCATGGGCAACCCCCTGGTGCATCAGTTGTCGTTCGTGAACGTAATCGTCATAAAACATCTTGGCGATCTCGTTGATCTTCGCCATCATCATCTTCGCCGCGCGCGCCTCTGCTATGTTGTGGTCACTCCCCCCGAAGGAAAAAACGTGCTGATGCTGGATAACCGGCATCACCTGATCGTCGAATTCTTCGAGAATCGTCTCAATCCTTTTTGCGTAAAACGCCGCGATCTTAGAGTTCGTATTGATCTTTAACCCATCGTACAGGTCCCGGAGATATGCCTTCCCATCGGCTTCGACGAGCGCCCCGCTGGCCCCACGCAGGGCGAGTGCGGCGATCCCCGCCAGCTCGTTAGCGTTCTGTTCGGCATAGGTCGGATCGGTGTACTCCGTGAAATTCCCCGGAGATTGCATCATGGACATAGCCGCCAACAGGTACGCGGTCGCCCAGGTCTGGATCCCGGTGATGTAGGTCGGCAGAAGGTTTGTATAGCTGACCATATCCTGAGAGCCGCCCCCGCCGCCGTTCTCGCAAGCGAACCGATCCTCAAACCGATCCCGCCTCGAGGGGGATTCCTCGAGAAACGCGAACAGCTTACGATGCGATTCGCAAAGGAACATGGCCTACTCCTTCGTCAGCTTCTTTCTGTAATTCGAGGTTGTTTCGACGTACCCCGCCCGAGCGAAGGCGCCCGAGGCATCATGCCGCGTGGACAGGGAAATGAACGGAGATCCCATCTTCTTCGCCTCTGCCTCGAGGTACGCAAGACCGAGCTGCATCATGTTCGAGCCCCTGAATTCGGGCATGATATAGACCGCGAAGATATGAAATCCGGCGTTCCGCAGGGGTTCGATGATGGAGAAGCCCACGAAATCCTTCGCTGGTTCCTGCAGTTTCTTGGCGAACGTCTCCTGGAACTGTTCCGGCTGGATCCCCATCCGGTCGGCATATCCCATGTGGAGCTGCTTCTGTCCATAGAGGATATCGAACATAATTTGCCCCGAATCGAATTCCCCCATCGACGCTTCTGCCAGCTCCTTGAGCCCCGGGAGAATGACGGAGGAAACCGCGTTCAGGAGAAATTGATTCAGGGATGGCAGCAACCCAAGGATCAGTTGCGCCCTCGCCGGTTCTGCCTTTGGTGTCATTTCGATCACGTTGTTTCCGTTCATCGTGTTCCCCCCACTTCATGAATTATTGTGAATCCTGCCAACCTCCACGGCGCGTCTTTTTGATTCGAGTAGAACCGGATCCGGACGAATTTCCCTTCTTTTCTGAATCCGTTGAAATCGCATCGCTCCGAAGCGCCGACGGTGAAGGCGACGGGATCCGACCATTTCAGGCCATCCGCCAGTCGGTTCTTCACGCCCACCTGGACCATCAATTCCGAAGAGAGATCCTGTACCGCCAAGTCTGGAATCACTTCCGCAATCCGCTTCATGTTGTTCGGAAGGCCGAAATCAAGATCGCCTGTTTCGATCGTCCCATCAATCGCAGCCACAACCGCAGAGGCATATCCATTGTTCCCGCTGTCCATCCGAAGGATGTAGCCGGCCGAGGTTCCGGCGATCTCCACAGGGATTCCCGTGGACCCCTTTTCCCCCTTGCAGGAGAAATCGATATCAACGATCGTCCAGTTCTTCAGTTCCTCGTTGTAGACATACGCCGTATCCGGCACGGTGTTGGCTCCCGTCGTAACGCAGAACCAAACTTCGCCCGTCGATTTCATCGCAAACGCGAACGCCGTGGAATGATAGCCGACGGCCAGATTGTCGAACAAATCGTCTCTGATCGGCAGGCCGATGGGAACCGCCTGTCCTTCCATCGTCCGGAAAAGATCTTTCTTCCCAATCCAGTAGATGCTTCCGTTCAAGTAGCACAGCGCCTTGGAAGACAGGATATCCACTTCCGGATCCGATTCGATGAACTGCTTCGTTGCCTGGGCGAAGTCGCACCACCACAGACCACGCTCCGTAAAGAAGAACATCTTCGCTCCACGGGCGATCTGTGCCTTGATGTTCGCCAGGGCCTCGACGGAACTGTTGTAATCGACAACATCGAACCGGCCGGATTTCCCCGTCGTGTCAATCGTCCAGTTCTCCGGATTTCCAGGCTCCGTCCACCGTACGCGCCCCGGGTAGGTGTACCCATCCTCGAGTAGATTCGACACTACCAGCCGGTGCATACAGGTCGAAATTCGCTTGGCCCAGGTGGGCGCGCCTGAGAGGGCCGTCAGCGCCGAGGCATAGACCGGCCATTTCCAGATCGCGTCTACCCCGTTCGACAGAATCGGAAGGCCGGCGACGAGGGCGAATTGCCACACGTCCGAAGCTCCACCCGTCGGCGCCGGCGAGGGGGTGATCGTGGATGGATTCTCCATGTTCGAGTCGTAGGCGTAGATCGCCGAATCGCAGCACACGATGGTCCGTACGGCCCCATCCGTCCCGACAAAGGTAAAGGTGGCCCGGACGGGAACGGAGCCCGCTACGGTCGCTAGGAGCGTTTTCCCGAGGGTCTTGGAGACGTACCCGGGCGTGAATCGCACGTTTCTTCCGCCAGCCCACAAAACGGAATGAGACGGAAGTTGCTTGTTGATGCCCACAGCTACGTCTTTCGTCGAGAAATACTTAATCGACATTATGAAATCTCCTGGACCGACATGCGAATGTTTTTCTCATAGACATACCCCGCGGCCGTGGTTCCCCGGACCCCAAGGAGGTACGTTTCTCCGTCGGATCCCGCTGCAACGTGGACGCCGATCTTCGGGGTTACGACTTCAACGGAAGGCGCGACTGTTGCGGAAACATCCGTGCCGTCCGATTCCTTCGTGGCGAGACAGGCTCCGGTTGATATCGTATCGCCCGTCTCAAGACGCCTTGTGAAGTCTACATCGAAAAGGAAGGCGTCTGACGGCTGCTTGCTGAAACTGTCAGTAACAACAGTGGCGATCGCCAGGAGAAGATCCCGCTGAAAGGTGTTGCTCAGGCTTGTCGTGACGACACATTGGATATTGTGCTCGTCGCCTTCCGTGCCGGCCTTCAACACCACGACCACCTCCGAATCGACAATTGCCTCGCTGTCGATGATCGTGGCCGCACTCGAAATCCCCGTAGCTGCGGAGACACAGGTGACGGTCTTCGTCGAGATCGTCTCTCCCGCCAACAGATCTACAGAGAAATTGAAGGCGATCGGGAATTTCTCGATCGGTGATTTGGTTATGGTGTCCATTTTAGTTTCCTGTCATGGGGTAATTACTCCCAAGGAACCATC